TAATCCGTAGAGGCTGTAGTAGCTGCTGTACCAAGACCAAGATTAGTACGAGCAGTGGCAGCGTTAGCCAAATCTGAAAGGTTATTAGCTGCGATAAGTGCACCAGAAGTATCAAAAGCGGCGTCACTCCAAGCTGCCCCATCATATATTTTCAGAGCACTGCTTGTAGTATTCCAGTACAAAGCACCAGTGAGAAGTGCATCCCCGTCATTATCTACCGTAGGGTCAGAAGCCTTACTGCCGAGATAACGATCATCAAATGCATCATAACTAGCAGCAGCATTAGTCTCAGATGTAGCAGCATTAGCCTCGGAGGTTGCAGCATTAGCAGCACTTGTAGCAGCATCCGTAGCAGAACCAAGGATACCATCTACATAGGTCTTAGTAGTAGCATCTGTACCTGTAGTGGGTGTTGCAAGACCAGTAATCTTTGAGTTACCCATAGCGATAGCACCACTCATGGTCCCACCAGCAAGGTTCAGCTTAAGAGCATCTGCAGTATCTACATAAGTTTTAGTAGCAGCATCTTGAGCTAAGGTAGGATCACCAAGACCAGTAATCTTAGAGGTACCCATAGCGATAGCACCTGACATGGTACCACCAGCTAGAGGAAGTTTAGTTGCAATACTGTTGGTAATAGTCGTACTGAAAGCAGCATCATCACCAATAGCGGCAGCAAGCTCATTCAAGGTGTCAAGTGCACCGGGAGCAGCATCAACAAGACTTGAGACTTCAGAGTCAACATAGGCTTTAGTCGCTGCGTCTTGAGCCAAAGTAGGATCACCAAGACCAGTAATCTTAGAGGTACCCATAGCAAGTTCGCCACTAAGTGTTCCACCAGTCAGGTTTAGTTTAAGAGCATCCGCTGTATCTACATAGTTTTTTGTTGCAGCTTCTTGAGCTAGAGTAGGATCGGACACGTTAGAGATGGGAGTGTTGGTTACATCTAATGTGCCATTTATGGTGACATTGGTAAATGAGCTAGAACCAGAAGCAGCAGTCACATTACCTGTGAGGTCTCCTGTCACATTTCCCGTTACGTTGCCTGTAACACTACCTACAAGTGCACCAGTAACATTTACGTCACCACCTACGTTAGCATCCCCTGCCAAGTGTAGGTCTTTAAATTTAGCTGCGACAGAGCCAAGGTCTACATCATTGGTAGTGACAGGGGCAAAGAGTCCATCAGAGAGACGGGCCTGTTCTACAGCCGCAGAAGATACTTCAACAAAGAATCCTACACGGTTATTAGCAGTATTGATAGCAACCTTATTAAGTGCATCCAAATCTGCGATAAGGGGTACATAAGAACCTTCATCAGAAGAGCCATCATGACGGTGCCCTGTAGTACCTGTAATATCGAAAGCAAAGGCATCACGAATCTTGTTGTACTCAGCATTAAGTGGAGAAGACCGGACTACCGCTGTGGGTACTAGGTCTGAGCTTGACTGTCTTGTGTATCCAGACATTTGGTATCCTTATCTTTTATCTGCTATTGCGTAGCTAAGTACGAGAGCTTCGATGGAGTGGCTTGGCTGAGAGTCTGTTGTGACATAAGTAATAGAGACTGATCTACCAGAACCCTCTACAGTTGTCCTGCGAAGTGGGCTGGGGTTGCCATCAAAAATACTTGTCTCATCGTAGGTAGCCACTCCGTAGAAACTTGCAGCACCTTCTGTATTAAATGTATAGTCTGTTGGGCTTAGTGTATACTCATCTTCGTAGTCAAAGGTAAGGCCCATTGTGACATTAATAGCACCATCTGCTCTCAGGTAGCTATATACCTCATGGATTACTTTCCTGTTGATAGGGTCATCCATATGGAAGTAAGGTGTTTGGTAGATAGACTCAATAGCTACTCCGTTAAAAGTGTTACCAGATTCTTGCCTGAATACTAGTCCAGCATTGTTCCCGTGGATGATATACTCTTCATCACCTAAGTAACTAGAATCCCCACAAACCATATTAATACCGATAAGGCGAGAGAACTCAAAACCAACTCCACCCTGACCAGTACGACGAAGAGCACCAATCACACCAAGGGACTCAGCATCTGGAAAGAACATACGGAACTGAGATTTCTTGTTCAGTACAAGTATAGAAGCCTTTGTCGTATCTTCAGTAATTGGGAGGTTCTCAAAGACTGATTGTACTGGTTTAGAGATAGTGTTGATTTCTACGTCACCAATACGGTCTGTGCCACTAATAGGACGAATGCCATCAGGTCCAAGGAAAAGCAAATCACCATTGAACTCTACCACAGAATCAGGCGCAACGCAACCCAAATTTTTAGTTACATCTTGCAAAGCGAAGTTAGCGATAGAAGAACCAACTACTTTTTTGATATTATTAGTACCAAAGATGTAGAGAGTGTCTCGGAAAGACTTAATAGCATTAATCTTGAATCCTACATTAATAACACCCGCACCATTAGCAGGGGTAAAGTCTGTAGGGTCTTCTGGAGCAGAGAATACCAAGCTGTTTGGTTCTGTAGAATCTCCAGATAGGAATAGGTGGTTAGCAAAGGACTCACAAAGAGACGGCTGAGAGAGTACACTACCTGCAGTCACTTGAGTATAGGTTGTACCATCCCAGAGAGCTAGTGGGTTAACTCCATCAACCATTGCGAGTTTAGCGAGACCCCAGTTCAACTTAGAGAATCTTACTTTAATAACCCCAGTCATAGTAGGAGTACCAACAGTAGAGGGTGTTATCCAAGCAGAGGTACCAGTGTCCCAGTAGTGGAAGTAGTTATTACCTGTAGTAGGTGCCCTGCAACCAAAGATACCATCGTTGAGGTCTTCAAAGACGACAAGACCTAAGGTAGTACCAGTACCGGGAATTGTACCATAGTCATTAGTAAACCCCTGAATACGTTGATACCCCCCACGAATGGAAGGCTCATAATTAATCAGACGGATAGCTGTACCGGGAAGTTGAGTTGCCTGAGTAAGAACATCAAGGCTAGTGTACAACCCTCCAGTACAAGAGACCGGGAAGGAGCGTATCTCATCCATTAATTGAGTCGTCCTTTTCTCTTGCCTTGGATCATAGTAGAGTTAGCATCCAGAGGTTCATCAATAAGAACTCGACGCATGGTTCCAATACCAGCATCAAAGGCTTGCTTGTGGATCATTGCAGATTCATTATTAGAACGAAACCGCATCATGTACATCATAGCACCATCAACGATAATATGATTAAACCTAGCAGGAACTACCGCTTCATCATTATAGAGAGTAAGGGCCGTAGGAATCTTCCAGTAAGTATACTCTACTTCATATGCTGCATCTGGTACAGGGGTGACACCAAAGGCTTCACCGTAGGTTTGATACACGAAGTAAGGCTCTGAGATACCTGTACCACTATCCCCATTCTCATCTTGAATCTTATGGTTCTGGATATACTGTTCAAAAGTGAGAGGTGTTAGTGTGCGAGGTTCAGCACCTAGTGTGTCATTCTTTTTCAGGAAGAAGGTATCATAATCAGGAGAGGAGTAGTCTGAAGGGAAGTTATAAGTCTTCGTACCTGCTACTAGTGTCTCTGTGTATGCTTGTTTCAGGAAAGGCCATTCTTGACCTGTCTGACAAATTTCATAGATTGCATTATTCACTGCATTCTTAGCGAGAGCTTGGACGTTACGTACTGAAGAGAAACCTTCACCACCAGTGTCCAAAGGAACCTCGTTCAACCTTGTCAGTACTAGATTTGTAAGAGTAACGAAGTTTGACATTGAGCTTCCTTGATAAAAATGGGAAAGAGGGCCACCCTTTCAAGCAGCCCCCAATCAGTATTTAGACTTGGTCGCGGTCTACTTCAGCAGCAGCCTTCGTGCACTCGTTAACGTCTACGACAACTGCCCAAATACGAGCAGTAGCAGCAACGAGGCCAGCACCGGTAACTACCTGAATAGCATCGATTGTGTCAGCTGTGGAGATGAAGCTAGGAACTACACCACCAAGGATGGTACCAGCAGCCTTAGCTTGCATGCTCGTCGCTGCCAAGTTAGCAACAGTACCGTCACCGATAGCAACAGTAGAAGAAGTAGCAGCACTACCCGGGGCAGTGATGAACTCAATACCAGCAGACAGAACAGTGGTACCAGCTGGAACAGCAGGACCTTCGATTGTACCCGAGGCAACGCCCAAGGTAACAGTCTTCTCGACCAGTACAGGCGAGAACTTAAGTGTTTGTGAGAGAGCCATTTAAGAATCCTTTCAAGATATGATGACTAAATAGAAGCAGGTACCCCAACATAATCAGGGTACCTTATCTAGATCAAGCAAGGTTATACTTAGCAGTTGTAAGCGCTTCTGGGCGAAGAATCTTACGACCGTAAAGATGAAGACCACGGCAAATGTCAGCAAAGCTGTCAGGGTCACGGTAGGTCTCTGTCTTGTTGATTTGCTCAGCAGTTGCTACAGCAGAATCATGACCAGCTACAATAACACCATAGTCAGTGTTCTGGTTAGCAGTACCAGTTGTAGCAGCACCACCACCAACAACGGGGAGGTTGTTAGAGACATAGACGCGGAAGCCATTCCAGTTGTTCAGAACCAAGCCATTACGCAGGGCACCTGAATCACCAAAGTCTGCGTTCAGGAAACGAGAGTCTTCGTCCTGCAGAACTTCCATCATTACTGGATCAATTACCAACCAACGACCAGCTTTATCAACACGCTGTTGGTCCAGAAGACGACCCATACGGTTAATCAACATAACCGGAGAGACATAAGCTGTTGGCAGAGCAGTAGCACCGGGCAAACGAGCAGCTACGGGGATCGAGTGATCGCCAGCAGAACCAGTTGTGATGTTACCAAAGCTACCTTTGATGATCTTCATTGAAGTCAGCAGTTCATCGGAACCAGCAGTAGAGACTGCCTTAGAACCGTTCACAACGTCATTCACAGTGTCTGCGTTCGAGTGCAGAGCGGACTGCTTATAACCTGACAGGTAACCCAGAGCTTCTTGGTCGTGTTGGTCAGCCAGACGGTAGGCTGCACGGTTAGTAGCAAGGTCCATGAAGTTTACGTGGCTATGGGCCTCTTCCAGATCGTCAATCTTGAAAGCAAAAGAGTTAGCCTTGTCGATTACCAGAGAGAAGTCCTCATCATCCAAGTCTTGTGCTTGAATCTGAGAGCCGCGCTTGTACTCACTTACGGTGATTTCAGGCTCTTTGATAATACGTACTGTATCACCTTGAGTAGCAATCTCACCAAAGTAGTCAGAGTTAGAGATATCGCCTACGACTGTAGACTTACGGAAAGCCAGTTGGACTTTCTTCGAATAGATAACGGAGCTGAAGTTACCGTTTGGAAGGTTACCATAACCCGCTGCTGTTGCAAAAGCCATCATTATTCTCCTATGATATTTGGCTGAATTAGAGCTAAAGACATACAAGAAGAGGCTGTCGGTTTCTAGGGTGCATCAATATCTCAGTCGGCCAACTTTGATATCAACGGGCCTATACTCAGGCAGGTGATTCTACTTACTGTTTACTCTTGAAGTGTTTGGGGATAAAAGAGATAGGGGTGTCCACAGTGGGAGGCCCTATTCTCCTTCGTACCCTAAGTTATACTGCTTGTTCTTTAGAAGTCAAGCAATAATTTGAATTAACGTGCACCACCAGTTAGGTCATAGAAACCGGGGGTTTTCATATCTTTCTGAATCTGTTCCCAATTCTTCTCGAAAGCTTTATCTGACATCTTTTGAACGTCACTCTCACGGAAGGTAGCCTGACCTGCATTTACTTTAGGGGCAGAGCCGGGACGAGACGGGATTGCAGATGCAGCCTCACGGGTAGACTTCTTACGTGCAGAAGGTGTAAGACCGTTATCCACATTGTACAAATCAATAACACGTACAACAGAATCAGGGTCATCCTCATTCTCGTAGAGTGCATCTTGTACCCACTTAGGTTGATCTGCTACCCAATCATGGAACTCGTCAGAACCCTTAAGTTCATTAAAGTTTGGATGGGCTTTAATAATAGCAGCTTCAGCTTGAGCACGGTTAGCTTTCTCCTCACGTTCATCCAGTAGTTTAAGACGAGCATCAGCAGCTTCAAATTTCTCCGAGGCTTTACGGTCTGCAATAGTCTCAATAATACTAGCTACATCAGGATACTTCTTAGCCCAAGCTGTAAGCTCTTCTTCTGTCTTAGGTGGTTTAACTTCTTTACCTTGACGCTCAAGAGCAGAGATACGATCTTCTAGTTCTTGTTTCTCTTTAGCTGCATGACGGCGAAGATCACCATAACGCTTCTTAAAGGTTTTCTCTTCAGAAGTTAGTGTCTCATCTTCAGGCTCTTTAGCCTCTACCTTCTCTTCTGTCGTAGTCTCTTCTACAACTTCTTCTTCCTGTTCAACTTCTTCTACAGGAGCTTCACCTTTCATCAGTGCTTCGAGTTCAGCTTCTTCTCGCTTAATCCGATCTTGATTAGGACGAACAGAGTTAGGTTTGATCATTACTTTATTAGACATTTTATTTCCTTATGTTGGGGCCTGCGTGATTGCAGGGTAGCCTTATTGTCTCTAGTATTTTACTTAGAGGCTAGACCTTTTTTCTTTGGTTGAGTTTTCTTAGTAGTGGTAGTTTTCTTTGTAGCCCGCTTCTTCACGAGACCACCTTTAGCAAACTGACCCCCTCCAGTTTCGTCTTCTCCAGAAGTGCTAGAAGAAGGTGAGGACTCAGAGTCTGAAGCCCCGGTAGCAGGAGTTGCAGTAGGAGTCGTCCCGGGTTTAGTGTCGGGTGGCCTACTGCTTGTAGTTGGGGCTGTAGTTTCTGTAGTACTCTTATAAGAACCTGAGCCGGAGTCGTAACTCATATCTCTGCCAGCAACAGAGGACATAGCATCATTGAAGGCTTCATCACTTGTAAAGTTTTCTAGCGATAGGTCTAGGTCTGGATCTACCGTAGAGAGGTCAATTCCCAACTCTTTAGCGCGATCCTCTATATCACCTTTGTAGTTATTAGCTAGAGCATTCAAACCCTTACCAAAGATACCTCCCACCGCACTGGCGGCAGCAAGAGCTACATTCACTCCAGTACTATTCATTTTGCCATAAGCTTCTGCAAGCTCATTGGGGTTCATATCTTCGACAGAGACGCTTTCCTTTCCCTCTTCAGGGTCACTCTTACCTTCTTCTGCTGGACCACGGTTAGCAAGTTCCATCAGTTCTTTTTCTTCTGCTGCAATCTCTTCAGGGGTCTTCTCCTGTTGCTTCTCTGCAGCAGTCTCCTTAAGTGTGAAACCTTTTGGGATTGGAGTGTTAGGTTTGCCACCTACAAAGAGGATCAAACGAGACTCACCAGAGGGTCCTACATACGTTTTGTAGGTAGCCCTACCCGAATTAGTAGAAAGGCCCTGAGAGGGGCTGTATGAGCCTCCTACGGTGGACCAATCGGTAGGTTTAAAGGTAGACTGAGGTAGTGTAGGTGTTTTAGGCATTTCTACCGTACCACCTTCGGCCATTTGCATTGGAGCGCCTTGATCCCCACCCATGATTTCTTGGAGCATTGCCATCTCTTCTGGGGAGAGTTCTTCCTCACCTCCCATACCAGCTTCACCTGAGGGTTGACCACCGATACGACCTTCTTTGTCCATAGCCTCAAGATCACCCTTAGCTTCTGACCGGAGGTTCTCAAAGAACTTAAGACCAAAGTACTGGACAACATCAGCAGGTACAACATACTCACCAGAAGAGAGCTTAGCGTCTACATCGTCACGGACTTCTTCAGCTTGACTGCCGGGAGGAATCTCGTTACCGCTTACTGGGTCAACTTCCATCCCATCATCTGCCATTCCACCTTCTTCAAAGAGGCTCATTTGTTTTTCCATTGGTACTG